TGACGCACTTACCGTTGGTAAAAAAGACAAGGCACTTAAAGCCGTTACACCATCGCCTAACTTAAATAAGCCAGTCGTATCATGATAGGCAGGCTCACCCGCTTTTAATACCATTGCAGCATTAGCGGTAAACCATGCTGTGTTCTTTGGGTCGTATCTAAATTCTACTGTTGCCATTTATAAAGTTTGAATAATTGTTGCAGGTGCAGGGTCTGTTAATGTTTGTATTATTTCTTGCAATACCTCAACCGTGTAAGTACTATTAGGATTTAGTGTTGCTATTACATTTCCGTTTTGGTCTAAGATCGAAACTAAACCAGCCGTGTTATTATTAGGTGTTAAACAAGTTGAATGGTCATAATGTTGAACTACATTTAATTCAAAGCCCCATCCGCTTACATCGTCATCGTAAACTGATTGTAACGGCTCTAATGTTATACTTTCGTTTACTGTACAATTATAAATACTTTGTAAATCCGATCTAATTTGTGAGAATACTTCCAAAGCTACCTTTTGCATTTCACTCATTAGCACATCCATATTTCTATTGTCTTGGTGTACTAAGTCTAAAAATACAAAAGCAAAAGACGAACTATGTATGTTAATGTCTAATGTAACAGGGTTAACAGTAACACCCATTAAAGGGTATGTTATCTCATTAGCAGCCCCAAACTCAGGCACTCTATCAAACAAAAAAGTACCACTACTTAGTTGGTTGTGGTTTGTTTGTTTGTCTTTGAATAACTGTTTTAGTTGGTTTTGGCTTAACATTTGCTTTCTCGAATTGTTCTAATTTCTTAATATGTTCTTTTTTGATTCCCATTTATTTATATAAATATTTATAACAATCATCGCAGTCATTATCGTCAATCATAATGCCGCTTGTAAAGTTGTTTCTATTAGGCATTATTTCATCACGCTCTACATTGCTAATGTATAAAGGATAGCTACTAAGATATCTGTTTAAATAGTTAGTTACTCTTTGTGCGTAAATCTCTGCTTTATTTTTAGACCTATCCATTAAGAACTGAATCTCGGCTAAATCGGCTGCACTAGAATTTTCGCTATTCTTAATCATTACGCCTTTATTCATTAGCCTATACTTCATGTCTGGCATAGCTTCCATTTTAGCATAGTGTAACATACAAGGCACAACTAAATCTAATAACGTTTGATTTAAAGCGGTTACCGTTGTTGTGGTAACTTGGTTTAATACTTCGTTATATAAATTAGTTCCAAGTAAAGGAATAATATAAAAGTCTTGCACCTCTTGAAGTATAGGTGTTAAGATGGTCATATCAACATTTTTATTTATGTTGGTATATTCCTTTAGATAGTTTTCTGATATTAATAAACTTGCCATTATTTCTTAGTTCTAGATTTAGTTATCGCCAACCATATATGCCTACAATACTTTGTTGTTTTACCGCCATCTTTTTTAGGCTCGGAATACCAACCCCCCCTAAACGACCAAGCATCGTCTCCAAAGGCATTGCTTATATCATCTATTTGATTACTAGTCCAACTTCTAATTTTACTTAACAAAAGCATTTTTTGACAAAATGGTCTAGACTCCCCACCAGGTACTAAGTCGGGTGCATCATCACGTTTAACATATTTATAAACGGTGTATAATTCTGTTTCAATCTTAGGCGTGTTAGTTTCTAAACCTTTATCCGTTACCTTTGGCAGTTTATAAGTTGGGTCGTAAATAATTAATTGAGCAACAACTAAAGCCTCTAATATATTTTTTATAGTTTCTAAGTCAATGCCTAAAATCTTAGATATTTTCTCAGGTGTTGTTTCAGGTGCGCCTTTTAATAAATCTAATACTTGTTTTTCTGTATCCGTTACAAATTTATGTTTTTCAAACTCAAACTTAAAAGCTTCCGTATTATTTTCAAATGAAACAAACTCTTCGCTTATAATTTCATCGTCATTATCTTCTAAACTATTTTTTTCAAATAATTCTAAAACAAAATCAGTCATATCAACCAACTTATCAAACTTACTAAACTGTGCTTCTGGTGTTGCAAATAAAACATTAATATCTTGGTCTGTTAAATTATATGAAGTTTTAAGCTTCCATATAGCTATACTTTTTTCTGTTTTACCGTCCCTTACTGATTTTAATAAGTTTTTTAAATCTCGCCATTGTTTAGCTGGCATTTTTTGAATATGATTATTAACTTGGTTTTCTGGAATGTCTGCCATATCACCATCAACCGTTACTTTATCTTTAATATCAATACCTAACTTTTTAGCGTAATGTTCACGTAAAGTATCTAAATCAAATAGTGATTGTAATAAAGCAGTATCAAAAGGTAAATCAACATTGGCAGGTTGTTTCTGTTTTATTTCTAATAAAGATAAATCAACACCGTTAACGGCTGCCAAATCTTTAATTATGTTTAAGTGTATCTCTTGACGGTGTTCAATATAACTAAACAACCATCTTTCAAACTTTTGTAAATAAATAGTGTTATCGCCAATGTTAACCGAGCCATCAAAAATAGCCGCCAAAGCAGGATCTGTTCTATGGGCTGTAAAGATATTTTGTTGTGAACGTTTGGCAACCTGCTCAAACATTTTATCTAAATCACTTTGTGAAAACGTTGTTAACTCAGCTTTTTGACCGCCTTTGTCAACAAAATTAAACATCATTTTTCCGGTGTTAGAACTACCTTTGAATTTACGGTCAAAGAATTTAGCGTATTTTCTTTGCTCTTCCTGAGTTGGCTCACCGTTAAATAAACTCAACATCGCACTTGCAAACATGCCGTTCTTTAAATGTGAATAGTTAAAGTTAGTTATCTCAATATTTGTTTCAATGTCTTGCAAGCCTTGTTGGTAGTTTGGTGCTGGGTAAATATTGCCAAACTCCATAGCACTCATTACCTCAGTTTTGTAATAAAGTATTTGAGTTCCTGTTCTTATGTTAGGGTTAAATATTGGATATTCAATAAATGATTTATGCTTATGTGCCTGGTCATTTACACATCCATTATCGTCAACCCATTGCTCACAATAGAAAAGAGTTTTACCGTCTGGTGAACGTCTAAATTTGCTAAATTCTTGGTTATAAACTTCTGCTATTTTACCGTTAAAATCGTAAACTATTTGTAAAGCAATACCATCAAATATCTCAAATGGTGTTACGTTCTTTCTAAATAAAGAGTTCCAATCTTCAAAGCGATTAGCGTGTGATAAGAATTTATCGTATTGCGCTTGTTGTGCTAAAGTTAATTTGCTTTCGTCATAACATAAGCCACGTCCATAAACATGGTCAGCCTTAGCCTTTATAATAGCACCGTGAACGGCATCTCTATTGTATAGTTCTAATAAGTAATTAGGATGTGAGTTATGCTCACCCCATTGTAGATATTTGCCACCCGACATTTTTCTGATAGCAGGTTGAAACGAGCTATCAAATTCAATTTGTAAAAGGTTACCGACCTGTGTTATATTATTGCCCATTTGTTACGATTGATGTTCTTACATCTTTATAATAAATATTAGTTACTGAGGGTGCTTTCCACCACGCCTTGCCATTTCCAACTTCACCTGTTAACGTTCTAATATCTGTTGTATTTATATTTGCATAATTAAATAAGGCTGCATTAGCCGATTGATAAACGTAAAATGAATAACTACCATAGTCATCAAATAAAACGCTTCCAGTTAACGGTACAGCCGCTCCAACGGTTATAACAAAACGTTGCTTATTATTATCTAAGTTAGTGTAAGTACTTGTACACGCTACTTTACGACCTGTGTTATCATTAATAAATACAAAGACAAATTGAGGATTCCCAATAGTTGAATTTTCCGTTACCGAAATATCAATAGTATTAGCCCCTGTTATTAATTGCATCATATACTTATTAAATACTAAAAAGTTACAAATGTTACTAAATAAAAAAGCCCACCTTACAGGGTGGGTCTTACATTTATATTTTAAAGAATTAATTAAGCAGGTATCAATAATAAAGCAGCTAAAGCGTTTGGTACAACGTTTGCAAACGTTCTCTCTTCACCTGTTAACACTATTGTATATCCCGAATCATCATTACCCATTGCACCACTTGCAGCAGTTGCAGTTGTAATTCTCATTCCGAACTCTTGTCCTAATAATCTAAATGCACCGTTCTTATCTTTAACCATCCAAATAGTATCTTGCTTTGCTAACAATAAAATTTGTTGAGCAACTGCAGCTTGTTTCTTTGGAATGTATAAATTTAAAGTAATTGCATTCATTAATGTTCCGTTTGTATTAGCGGTTAAAACCTCAGTCTCATTCGCTTTACCATAGTCAAATTCAAAACCCCACATCTTTTTACCTGTTTGTAAAAAAGAAGCTACGTTAGTAATACTACCACTTGCGGCGGTAATAGTTCCTTGTGTATAGTTAGAAAATTCTACGGCATAAACGTTTGTAAGTCCGGGTGAACCATCTCTACAATCTCTTGCTATTCCCGATGTTATCGGGCAACTTGATAATGCCATGTTTTTATATTTTTTTAATTAAGAGGGGTAAACTTAATTACCCCTCAATTTATTTAAACTCCTAAATACTTGTAAACTCTTGAAGGGAATGCAACTTGTACTCCTAGTTTCCACTCAGCGTGAAACTTTAAGTTTTGATCGTCATCTGATTTCCAAACTTTGAATTTCTCTTCTTCGTTAGCCATGTCAGTTCCAATATACATGTTTTCAGGCTCGATAGCATAGATGTAATTTAAACCAGATAAACCAGCAACTTCAACGATTTCAATGTTTGCACCCTCAGCATACAATTTACTTTCTTCACCTGTTGTATTAAACAAGTTATCAGTACGTAATTTGAAACGGTATGTTGCAGCCATTTGAGGTGACATTAACATTTTGACAGTTGGGTTACCTTGGTAAACGTCATTGTTAGCAATAACTAAAGTAGCTAAACCTTTGATAACAGTACGGCTATTAGCTTCAGACCATGCAGTACCTGAATAAGTACCACCGATTGTAGCAGCACCAATGATTTTTACAAATCCATCAAAACGATTTAAGTAAGCGTTTGTTGAAGTTGTGTCACCTTGCCATAAAGCAATTTCGATATCTTCTTTAGCTTGTTGCATAGTGTCGTCGATAATTTCTTTGCTATAAGCTAAAGAATCATAATCACCACCTGCAGCTAATTTCTTTTGAGTGAAATACGGCTCTAAGTCACGCTCACACCAAAGCATATCAATTTTAGTTTTACCTACTGTGATAGTACGTTGAGTAATTGTAGTTGAACCAGATGCGTTAAAAGCACATGATTGAGCTTGAAATACACCACGAGTGTTAACCACGTTAATAGTTTCAGACGACTTAATGCCAGTCTGTTTGTTTTTCACTAAGTCCATTGTTGGTGAACCTGAGAAAAGTTTTTGATAAATCAGTTGTTCTGGTTGCTCTACATACGATGGAGCTGTTATTGAATATCCCATTTTATTTTGTTTTTTTTATTTGTTTATATTTATTTGTTTAATCCTAATTTGCTAAACATTTTATCTTGCTTTGAAAAAGAACGCTCAGGTGTAACAATAGGGTTAGCCATTGGCGTACTTAGTAAGTCAGTAAATGTTTTTGAGAATGTTGCTAAAGTTGCTTTTAACTCTGTATTGTCTTTCTCTACAGCATCAAAACGAGATACTAAAGCCGAGATAGTTTTGTTAGCCAAATCTAATTTAGCGTTAACGTCATTAACCGCAGCGTCCATAGCTTCTTGAGTTACAGGTGCAACCGGCTCAACAACTTCAGTAGGTTCGTATTCTAATAAAAGACCAGCTTCGCCAACTGTAATTTTATCACCATTTTCTAATTCATGGTCACCAGCAGGAGCAGGAAGCTCACCATCAGGAGTTACAACAGTTACGATTGTTTCGTTAGGGATTGGCATTGGTGTTGAGTATTTAACAACCGTACCATCTTTTGTTTTTATCTCACCTGCTACAGGCGGAACAGTCTCAGGCTCAGCGTTATTAACTGGCTCAACAACTGGAATTGGTGTTTCAAATTTAAAAGCCTTTGCAAAAGTTTCCTTTTGTTCAGGTGATAAAATTGAGTTTACCAAATCTTTAAATGTTTTTTTATCGTTCATACTTATTAAATACTTAAGATTTATTTTTGTTTACTCTAAAATTACACTTAGCAAGTGGGCGCAAAATTCATCACTTAATTCAGTAGCCACACTTTCATAAAAATTACCCTCAACACTAAAGCCGGTATAAATACCAGTCTTAATATATTCGTCCCAAACATTCTTATCACCTATGTAAATAAAACCAAACCAAGTACCGTCAACTAAATGTTCTTGTCCTAAAGGCGGATTAACACCCATAGCACGATTAATAATAAACGATTGATATAAGTAGCTATCGTTAATCATGCGTGTGTTATCGTGCATTTGATTAACGTTATTGGCATAACTTAACTTAGCGTGTTTCTTAACTATTTGCTCAATAGTTTTAGATGAGAATTTAACGTTATATTCCTTTTTAGTTTTCTCGTCTATTCTAGGAATAGCCATGTCGGGGATCATTAAAGCACCTGCAAGTATTTGTCTATCGCCTGTAGGAGCTGCAAAGTTTCCTTTTTGAGAGCCGCAAGTAATACGGATTGTTTTTAATTCTTTGTTAGAACCAAAGGCAAAGTAGCCTTGTTCAATGGCAGGACTATCTACGGTTGCAATGGCAGTTACACCGCTTGCATCTTTTACATCGTCTTCGATTGTTAAATCTATTAGTTCCATAATTATTAAATACTAAATTGTTTAGTTTGTTTACTTTAGAATGTAGCTTGGTCTTTAATCTTATCTATTGTGT